GTCATTGCTAACTTTAGCTAAGCGCATATACTATACAAGTGACGGTTAGTTTAATATCTCAATTTCCTGCTAGTTTCACACCAAGTAAGCTTCAAATCGATGTAATTAATCGAATAGAAAAAGCATTTAATACGGGTAAAAAATTTGTTATCTGTTGCGCTCCGACGGGATCAGGCAAGAGCTTTATTGCCAAAACACTAGCTAATGCTAGCACTGCACCGAGCAAAACATTTGAGCAATTAATTCGTAGCTATGATGCTTATAAAATGGATTTTGATGGCAATTATTCCTATGAACAGGAATGTAAGAACGAGCCTGCTTTCGGTACATTTGCTCTAACTATAACAAAATCTCTTCAAGATCAATATCAGGAGCTCTTTAATGATACCAATTTACTCAAAGGAAAAACAAATTACGTCTGTGATGTTGATAAGAATTACGATGCTGAACTAGCACCCTGTACATTTGCGCCTATGTTGAGAGATAATTGCTGGGCTGAAAATAGATGCCCATACTATAATGCGCGCAATGAAGCAATGCTAGCGACCTTTGCCGCTCTCAACTATAAAATGTTTTTATCTCTCCCGTCACACATCAAACAAAAGAACTTTTTAATTTGCGACGAAGCTTCTGAGCTTGAGGATGAGCTTATTCGACAGTTTTCAGCTGAAATTAATTATGAGAAACTAGACAATTATAATATACCTTGTGACGTACTAGTCACTGATAACCGCGACAGAGCCTATAATTGGATAGGTGTACTGCTAGAAAATATCACAAATGAACTTACGGCGTTTCTCAACAAAGCTAATAAAAAACAGAATTTAATATCTCAGTCTGAAAAAATAAAATATCAATTCTTAAAAAACATGCATAGATCGCTAACAATCATTAGCACACACTGGCATGAGTGCGAATTTGTCATCGACATTGACTCAAAGCGCGTTATATTAACACCTCTTCACGCCAATACACTTTCAAAATATATTTTTAATCACGGTGAAAAGGTCGTACTTATGTCCGCTACAATTATCGACCACAAGCATTTTGCAAAGTCTCTAGGTATTACAGATTATGAATACATTGAAGTAGACAGTACATTCGATCCTGCTAAATCTCCGATTTATATTTCTTCAAAATACAAGCTCAATTATAAAACTTTAAATAACGCTCTCCCTGGGATATGTGAGCAAATAAAGACAATTATAGAACACCATAAAATTGATAAAGGGATTATTCATACACACTCGAATGATATTACATCGTTTATTAAGGAGAGGTTAAAGAATGATAAAAGACTTCTCTGCAGAGACACCAATAATACAAATGAAGAGATTTTAAAAATTCATAGCGAAAGCGTGGATCCAACTATTCTTGTATCGCCATCGCTTGTATATGGTATTGACCTTAAGGACGATCTTGCAAGGTTTCAAATTATCGTTAAATTGCCTTTTCTACCACTATCCTCAAAACGGATTAAGAGGTTATTTGATTTAGATAGTACGTGGTACGAAAATAAGATGCTTAACGCCGTCGTACAGGCATCTGGTCGTGCTACACGTAATAAGGATGATTATTCGAGTACGTATATTTTAGATGGAAACTTTATAAACGTAGTAAAAAGAGCGAGAGGTAAGCTACCAAAATATTTTATCGACCGTATTCACTGATAAATACTTTAAGTGCACACACAGACTTTTCATTTTGAAATTCGCGATCTATTAACTCAGTTTGTTACTGCGTTTGATGATATTATTATTAACAGATACGATAAGAACCGTGTACCAAAAAATAAAGTGCAAGTAAGATATGTATATGCACCAAAGCAGCGCGTTCTCTATGATCTTGTTAATTTAGCACAAAATATAACAGTACCTGTTGTTTCTGTTAGTATAAGCAATGTCGCAAGAGACGAGGCACGCGTCTTTAATAAGATAAACGGATACTATTTTCCAAGCGGAACCAGCGACATATCAACAGGCTCTACGTCTGTTCACTATAATAGCCCTGTCCCTGTTAATATCACTGTCAATATGTCAATTATGACAAAATTTCAAACCGACATGGATCAGATTTTGTCTAACTTTATACCATATAATAACCCTTATATTATTCTTTCGTGGAAAGTTCCAACTGATTTAGCTACAGGAGGATTTGCTGTTCCGCAGGAAATTCGAAGCGAGGTTTTATGGAGCGGATCTGTAAGTCTGAACTACCCCACCGATATATCAGCAAATGAAAAATACAAAATTGTAGGAGATACATCATTTACTATTAAGGGCTGGTTATTCCCTGCAAAACAAGATCCCGTCGGTAATATCTTTTATATTGATAGTAACTTCTATGCTACAAGTCTTCTTACTTCGGTTGCTGAACTTACCGCGAATACCTATACATATCCTGTTAGCACAAATCTTGTTACAGAGGTTGAAAGACTATCTACATACGGTTATCCACAAATTACAAATAATATTACATATACTACATCTAATTCCGAGGCACCAAATCTGTATTTATAATTGATATTCTACTAAATACTCATTAAGTAATTGTGTTGAATTATGGTTGATTCCAATAGAGAAAGTACATTCGGTAGAGAGTTAATGAAATATGTTTCATCAAAGCTTCCCTACCAGTCTTATGATATTAACGATAAGATTAAGGCATTAAATCCAAAATATGAGGATTTTTATGGGAAAGGTACAGATAGGATAGGAGCACTAACACGGCAGTCGGTATCATCGTCTATTTCAATGACCGATGATCAGTATGCAAGTATTCTCCAGAATAAGGATTACCATGACTTTATGTACGCCAATATCCAGCCGGATAAAGGCCGTCGACTCATGGATTACCGTGTTATGGCTGCTTATTCTGAGGTTGCTGATGCACTGGATGAAATCTGTGATGAATTTATCAATAAAGACGAGCAAGGCGAAATCGTAAAGCTTAACTTTATTGACTCCGGGTTATCAGAAACACAAAAATCAAAGGTAAAAAAAGAATTTCAGAAGTATATCGGCTATTTTGATCTTGAACATAAGGGATGGGAATATGTTCGGCAAATGCTCGTTGACGCAGAAATTTATTGGGAACATATTATTCACAAAAAGTACCCGAAGGAAGGCATCTTAGGAGTTGTTGCAATTCCTTCTGATGTAATTGATCCGGTTTTTGAAAACGTTCAAAATATGATCGTTAAGGGTTATCTCCTCCGTAAACCTATTTACGATGCAAAAAATCCCGGTAAGGTAGCAAAAACTGAGCTTATCCCAATGGATATAAATCAGGTAACTTATATTAACTCTGGTATTTGGAATGAAAGCAAGAATTTAAGATTACCGTTTATTGAAAACGCGCGTCGTGCCTATCGTCAGTTGAGTCTTATTGAAGACTCTATTGTCATCTATCGTCTTGTAAGAGCTCCAGAACGTCTTGTATTCAATGTCGACGTTGGTAATATGTCACCGCCGAAGGCTGAGGCCTACCTTCGTAAGCTCATGACTAATTACTGGTCGAAGCGGACGTACGATTCTAATCAAGGCGCAACAGTACAAAAATTTAATCCTCAGTCCATGCTCGATAGCTTCTGGTTTGCGAAACGTGCAGGCTCAGAAGGAACTTCTGTTACTCAACTTGCAGGAGGAGCAAATCTTGGTGAATTAACAGACCTTATGTACTTTGTTAAGAAGTTATATAAGTCACTTAAGGTACCTTCAACGCGTCTTAATCCTGATGACCCATATAAGGATGGCGCAGATATTCTTAGAGAAGAGCTTAAGTTTGCACGATTTGTTATTCGTCAACAACAACGCTTTGCTTCTGGTCTTAAGAACGGCTTTATTACCCATCTTAAGCTAAAGGGCATTTACGAAGAAATGCGTCTCAAGGAGACACACATCGATCTTACTTTTAACGTACCTACAAATTTTTACGAACTACGCGAACAACAAAAATTCCAGCTTAGAGCCGAGAACTTTAATACAATTACTACAAGTGACTTTATATCAAAGACTTACGCTCAGAAAAAATATCTTGGTTGGAACGATTCTGAGGTTATGGCAAATAGAGAATTCTTACGCAAGGATAAAGAACTTATGTGGGAATTATCTCAAATTGAAACCACGGGACCTGATTGGCGAGAAGCTGGATCGCTTGTATCAGGAGCAGAAGGCGCGGGCGGTGGAGGTGCTCCAACCGGTGGAGGTACGCCCCCAGCATTCGGACCAGCTCCAACCGGCGGTGAAGAAGCACCTCCTGAAGCTGGTGCACCAGAAGTTGCCGGTGCAGCTACACCTGCACCGGCCGGTGAGGCACCTCCTGCTTAATAAATACTGTTATGGATTGCTCAGCCGTAACACCAATTTCAGCTTTTCAGAGCTCGAATTTATCTAGTAAAATAGATTCTTTTAGTCGACTTGGTGATCGAATTACTCGCGCGCTTGGCGCACCAATGATCAATATCGAAATTCATCAAGACCAACTATTTGAATTTATTTCACAAGCTTGTGAAATGTTTACCAAATATGCCGGGTATACGGAAGAGTATCTTGTCTTTAATTCCGATCTCTATAAAGACGGCGTCGGTATAAAGCTCGATGATTTGTTTAGCATTACACCTTACTTCAACCGTGTTAATATACCGAGCTCTACAGTATATGCCGCTACGTCTACAATTCCTGGAAAATTCTTTAGCGCATCACCAACACTCTCGAGCACATATGCTACTGGTATTTTTCAAAATCAAATTCTTACGACAACTGCTTATCTTAGCGTTATAAATTATAATAGTTCAGTAGCTAGTATCTTCGTGCCGTCGAGTAATGGTCAGCAACAAATCGTTAACAGCTTTGACTACGATATCATGGATTATAGAAAAGTTGTCGATATCTTTAATTTTGAAGAAGGCTCATCCGACGGTGTCAATACACTTTTCACTATTGAGCAAACTCTTGCGCAGCAAACTTATTTTAGTTACGCAATGGGTAATTATGGATTTGATCTTATTAGTTGGTATACATTAAAGAACTGGCTCGAAGTAAGAGAAAAATTACTCGCTATCAGACGCTCATTTACGTTCGATCCCCGTACCCAAACTTTAGTGTTCTATCCGCCTCCACGTACCCCGGGCTCTGGTAGTAAGTTCTGGGGTACGGTGGCCTGTTATGTTGAGAGACCACTGCGTGACGTTATTAAAGAGCAATGGGTTTATCAATATGCTCTTGCTTTGAGCAAGATAGCAGTTGGTAACGTAAGAGGTAAGTATGGTAATACAGCGCTGTTTGGTGGTGGTTCGATCAATTATAATGATTTATTGAGTCAGGGTTTAGAGGAAAAAAAGAAACTCGAAGACCAACTCTTCTCTGGCGCTTCACCTGGAATGGGTGATGCTATGCCTCCTATGTTCTTTATAGGCTAATATGATACCTCTTAACGGTAAAGGTAAATTTAAGCAAGGTCTCTTTAAGCCTAAAAATAAACAAAAATATATCGGTAAAGAAGATCCAGTTTATCGCTCAGGCTGGGAATTAAAATTTTTTCGCTGGGCTGATGATAACCCTAATGTCGTCGAATGGGCGTCAGAAGCTATTATTATACCTTATGTTAGTCCAATTGATCGTAAGGTACATAGATATTATACTGACGGTGTTGTAGCAATAAAAGAAGGTAATGTAATAAAAAAATATATTATCGAAATCAAACCAAGCGCTCAAACCGTACTACCTGTAAAGGGTAGAAAGCGTATGTCAACAATGGTTTACGAAACAGCACGTTATGCACAAAATCAGGCAAAGTGGGACGCTGCCAAAAAGTGGTGTCAGAAATACGGTTATAACTTTTTAATCCTAACAGAAAAAGAGTTAGGTATAGATAAATAACTATTCGGACAATAAATATCTTTATGTCACTACGATTATTAGTTGAAACACCGGCCTCAGAAGAGCAATTCGAGTATATCGAAGAGCAAAAAAATCTTAAAGGTCAATCTGTAATGAAAATTCGTGGGCCTTATATGGCTTGTGAAGAAGTTAACAAGAATAAAAGAATCTATACAGAGTCAGATATGGAGCGTGAAGTTAACCGTTACGTTCAAGAAATGGTTATCCCTAAGCGCGCGCTTGGGGAATTAAATCACCCTGCTTCAGCTGAAGTTGATCTTGAGAGGGCTTGTCATATGGTTACCTCGCTTCGTAAGGATGGTAATATCATCATAGGTGAATCAATTGTTCTCTCAACACCCGTAGGTCAAATCGTTCGTTCGCTTATCAACGATGGTGTTAAGGTTGGCATGTCAAGCCGTGCTCTCGGTCAGCTTGAAGAGCAAGCTGATGGTATTAATCGTGTTAATGAAATGCGTCTTATTGCTGTCGACTGCGTGGCTGATCCAAGCTGCCCTAAAGCTTTCGTTAACGGTATTCTTGAATCAAAGCAGTTTGTTCTCGGTATGGATGGTAAGCTTGAAGAAGTTTATGAATCTTTTGAAAAGAGCATTCGTGGCTTACCTCGTCACGACGTTGCTTCATTCTTGAGAGAACAGATTCTTACCTTTCTCTCAAAACTCTAATTAATATGATTTCAGCGCCTACCCCCAATCCACTCAAAACGCAACGCGATAACCTCGCTAAACAAATTGCCGCTGCAAAGGCAAGCGGTAAGGAAGACATTATTAAGAAACTATCTCCAAATTATATAGCAGTAAAGAAAAAGCTTGAATTACAACAAAAAATTAAAGCGAGTAAAGCTGTCGCAGACGCTAGTAAAAATCCTAAAGAAGCCTCTGATATCGCTGATGAGCTTACAGGTGGTGAAGAA